TTATCTTCTCCATAGTTTACCCAATCATTACGCTTGTCTTCCGTAACTACTGGTGATGTGTATGCTGAGAGTTCTATAACGTGGTTACTAGTCATTTAATATAAATTGGTTTGTTGTTGTATTTTCTATGTATTTACCATCATTTACGCTGTAATCTCTTACATCCTCAAAACCTAATGAAGTAGTAATTTGAGCAGTGCAGAATATCTTACCCCTCCATGTGTATTTATCGATAGTATTGTAGTATAAGACAGCCTTATAAGTGTGTCCTTCCTTTAATGCTGGATTGATTGTTAAGGTAATATTATCGTAATAATCATATACAGTTGTTGCCGTTAATGTTATTACCCTAGATACGTTTGTTTCTTCATCCGTAATTTGTAGTTTATTAGCTCTCGGTATTGTACTAAGGTCGCTCAACCTTTGAGTTACTGTTATTAATTGAGATGTTGCTATAGGCTCTAATACTATCATGTTTATATAACTTAAAGAATTACATTTTGTTTTAAACAAGAAAGGGATATACCGAACTTAATCGATATACCCCTCTTAGCCTGGTGAACTATTTAGACTATGAAGTAACTAAAGTTGCACTTGTAAATAACGCTAACATCGCAGTTGATGTTGATGCATTCAAGAAGTTCGCAGGAACTTTCTCATCTGCAACGAAATTCAAAGAATATCCTGATGCAGACTTCATCTCACCACCTGTAGAAATTGAACCACCTACAACGTCAGCACCTTGCTCAAGCCCCATAATGAAGAACTGGTCGTTGTTAGTCTGAACTACGATGTGCGGACGTCCATAACTTAACAACTTGATTTGCTTATGTGTAGCAATATCTTGGTGCTTTAATCTAATGTTTAATTTTTGACTGAAATAAGTAGTTCCAGCATTACGATCCGATACAACATCTTGGTCGAATGTATTATCTACACCTTTTAATTCGTACTTGTATAAAGTATCTACGTTAGTAATTGCTGTAATCATATCCGTATCCGTTGCATCGTACGTTACGTCAGCTCTAGCTATTTGGTAATTGATAAAGTAAACCGCTTTAAGACCACCCACCTGATCTTTGCATTGTTCTACTCTACCTTTTGCAATATCACATGCCATCTTGTTGAGTTTTAATGTTTATAAAAAAAAGGGGAGGGTGCATAATACCCCTCCCACTATTATTGTTTGCTAGTGATTAGTTAGCAGAGTTTGTGATTCCGTAAGTTACGATATCTGAAACTGAATGATAGTTAACCGCGTAACCAGCTCTCATAACAACTCTTACATTGTCATCTCCTAATGTCTCAGCAGTGTCAATCAAACGTACTTCGTTAGCATCGTTTAACAAACCACAACCGAAGAATAAGTTAGAAGTTTGAGCAGCTAACATTTGTTGTGCAGTCAATCCGTTTGCTACGAATAATGGAATACCACCATAAGTCAAAGATCCGTTAGTGTACCATTGTGTACCTTTATTGTCAGTACCATTGTTAGATGTAGCAGCTACACCGAAACCACCTAATGCAGAGATGTAAGATTTAGCGATGTTTTGAGATACATAGATCTTCAAGTCATCAGCTCCGTATACTGCAGCAGGGATAGCTTTGTAAACTTTCTCTAACTCTTCAATAACGTTTGACGCAGTAACAGTTGTACCAGCAACCTCGTTTGCAGTTGGTAAAGCAGCATCAGCAGTTAATAAAGTCATGATACCAGCAACTTGACCGTCAGTAGCATTAACACCATTCCAAATAGAAGACTCAATTGCAGAAGCAACTTTCTCTACTACGAATGCAAGTAAGTAATCAGCGAAAGATTTCGCTAAAACTTTGTTTGCAGAGTAACCCATTTCTTCTGATTGCCAAGAAGTGATGTAGTCTTTTTTACATAAAGATAAATTAACTTGGAAGTTCTCTAAAGTTAATGTACGCTCTGTAATTGTTACTGTAGAAGTAGCAGAAAAATCACAGCTTGCATTTGCTAAAAGTCCGTCTGTACTCAATTTGTTAATTACCGCTTTGTAAGCGATGTTAGGCATGATAGTCATACCTCCGTTAGATAATGTGTTACCGCTTAATAAAGCAGCTTTAACCCACATTCCTGAATGTTGACCAGAATATGAAGTCGTTAATGATGTAGTTGTTGCCATTGTTTATTTTTATTTATAAATTGTTTCTAAAATGTTATCGCGAATACTTTTCGCTTTTCCTGGTGTTAAGTCGATGTGCTCGATTGATTTTGAATTCTCAGGGTTGAATTGTATAGGCTTTGGCTCTTCTGCTAGCTCAACAACCACTTCTTCAGTAACCTTAGAAAGCTCTACAATCTTAGCTTCTAACTCTGCAATCTTTTCTTCTAATTCAGAAAAATGTTGCTCTTCAACTTGTGAACGTACGATCTTTTTAACCTTCGCTTGTTCAGGTGTTTTTTCAGCTTCAACAGGTACTTCTGTTTCTGCTTCTTCAGTGTTATCTTCAGTAGCTTCAACGATTGAGTCAATAACCCCCTCTTCTTTTACTACTAAGATTTTGCCATCTGCTAGTTCATAGTCACCAACAGGAAGTGGCACAGGTTCAGCATCAGTTACAACGATAAATACGTTTTCACCTGGCTCAAACATATCAGCTTGAATAGTAGTCATACCATCTGCTAATACTTGGTCTTCTAACTTCGTGTCTAATACTTCAGGCTCTACACCTGTCAATTCAACAAGGAAGTTTTTAACCTTTTTTAAAAGTGTTTCTTTTTCCATATCTTATTAACTAATTATTAATTACTTTGTTTTAAATTACCCTCTTGATTCAGAGATAACTCGTTCAACAACAACATGATTGATAGTCGCTGTAGATTGTTCAGATTCGCGTCCAATTCCTTGCACATTATGCTCTTCGCAGTTAGCAATGGAGTACTTTCCATCCTTGCCTAAGCATCCTTTTTTTCTTCTTGGTTTCTTTTCCATTATTATTTGATTTCAGTTATTACAAAATTTAAATCGCTTATAGTTATATTTACAGAGCTTGTTGTATTACTACAATGCACCTCTAAATAATCACCTTGCGAATGAGCCACCACACATGCCATGTGTATGTTTTCAGCACGTCCGGCTGAGTTTGCCGTTGCTTTTGTTTTACTTGGCGTTCTAACAGCGCCTAGTTTGCTGTCGTAAAAACCAAATTGGCATACATCCCCCGTTCCACTACTAAACGACAAGGATGCTTGTATTAAGTATTTACGACTTATCGTAGCATCGTTTGTTAATCTATTGTTTGTATGCGTATATTTCGCGTTGTCTGCACTTGCTGTTGTTGTTCCTAATACCTTATAGAACGTATTTGTAGCACTTACAACCGTAGCCGTTGCGTTCCCTTGCATGTAAAGTTGTCCATTTACAGCCGTATTTGTTATCCCTACGCAGTTAATGAATAGCGATTTATTACTTGTATCGTTTACACCAGTGATATATGTACCACCACCTGAGAAGTTAACTGTATCTAGTATATATCTTTCGTTCCCTATCGTAGCACTTGCATCTACATTGATACCCGTTTCACCACTTAAGGCTACAAAAGACGAATATATAATCCTGAATCTTCTAGTGATATTTGCCGTCGATGGAATAATGAATCCAGTTGTACCACTAGCTAAATCAAACAAGCATTGAGTAAATCCAACCGTACCAATCGAACCGTCCAATGTCATGCCCCCACTATTTAAGAATGCAGAATCTTGCATAATAAAGTTGGTATAGTCTTTAATAGTCCCAACCGTAGCGCAATCTGTAAAGTTTACACCAAACCAATCTAATGCAGTAGTAGTTCCGTCACCATCTAGATTTAAAGCTGTGCCGTGAGTGATTGTAATATTTCTAATTGGTAACGAATATACCGACGTAATTAATGCAGTCGACGAACTTAACCCAGTTGACTTAATTACACAGTTTTCAGAAGATCCACCTAATATCGTAGTGTTCGCGCCACATACTAATCTGTCACCTGTTAAGTCTACAATCGTAGTGAAGAAATATGTCTTGTTTGCTTCCAATGTTATGACACTAGATACAGATGTGGGTAAGTCCGATTTAGTAGTTACAAAGATTATATTACCCGTTGCAATACTAGTGGATATAGAACTCGTAAAATTACTATAAGATATTTTCTTTGGAACATCACTCGTAGCGTCATCCAAATAAAGACTATCCGTACTATCTAATGTAGTTACATCTTTGTATCGTACGAAATATGGAATCTCACTCATAGTTTACCAAGTAGTTCTTTAATCTCATTCATGATATCATCTTGCATTTCTAACTGCTCTAATCCATCGTATTTACCCTCAATACTAAACCCGTTGAACTTGCCATCCTTAATTCCTTGGTAAACTTCCTCGTTGTAAACTTTCATCTTTACAACCCACGATCCAACCGGCGCATTAAGTTTGTATATATTTGATTTATCATTCTTGCTATCCTCAACAATCCACGATTCAATTAACGCTACACCATCAACGTTTTCTGCATGGTCTACTGTTACGTTATTTCCATACAATTTCTTCATGTAAAGCTCCTGAGTCTTAGCAATTGTTTCAGCACTAAATGACACAGTAAATTCTTTATCTTTTATACGTCTTAGAATCTTTTTTTCAGGCACCAAAGCAAGGCCAATTACTTCACGCTTTCCCTCGTCAATTACTTTCATTTCAACTTCCATTTCAGAAAGCAAAATAAAATCTTCTTCAATCGCAGGTCTATCGACAAAACTAATTGCGAAGACACCTTGCTCTTTTTCGTCCTTAATTGTAAGCTCTATATTCTGTAACTTTTCCATATTATTATAACTTATAAAGTGGCATTTTGTATTTTTTTCTTATCTAACATTTGCTGTGTCGTAACATCCGAACCTACAACATAAGCCTTTATAGGTGCTTGATTTAATTGTGCTAATTGCGTTTGGTTTTGGTTGCCTATAATGTTAAAGTTAGGGGTGACTACTTGGTTGTTATTTCCACCGCTATTGCTTGGTGCATTTGTATCACCTCTTCCATTAAACGTTGATTGCTCTAATTGTCTAATCATTACAGCACCACCAGCTGCAGCGATTCCAGCTTGTGCAAAGCCTAATATAGGACCACCAATAGCATTACCACTTTTAAAAGCTCCCATTGTTGCGCGAATACTATCTATTACAGCACCCGCAATATTAGCCGCTTTCTGAATCTCGAACGCTTTCTTTTGTTGTGCTTCAGATTTCCCAGCAAATGCAACTGCTATATTCCCTATTGCGGACAAACCAAGTCTTACAGTTTCATAAATTGCATTCTGAAGAGTTTTCTTTCTTTCTAATTCAGATGCATCAAATGCTTTCTTGTCTTCTGCATTTTTTTTATCTCTCTCTGCTTGCTCTAATAATTTATCCGATTGTATTTTTAATTCTGCATCTGCTGCTTTCTTTTGGTCTTCTGCTGTTTTCTCACGTCTTTTTTTAGCGTTGGCTTCTATTTCGTTTTCAAAATCTTCTGCCCATTTTTTATACTCTTCCTTTCTCTTTTTCTCTTGCTCTGCAGCTGCATCTGACGCTGTTTTCTTTTTTGCTGCCGCATCATCTGCTGCCGTCTTATCAATTGCTTTAATAGCTAGTACAAAACCAGCTCTTGTATTCTCTAATTGCTTTAATCCTTTTTCTGTTTCTGCTTTTACTGCTGCTATTTCTTTTTTTGTGTCTTCAGGATTGAATACAAAGCCCGAAATACTACCATATAATTTTTCATTTAATCCAAAGTCTTTACCTAAAAGATTTCCAACGTCATCAATAGTCCTTAGTAATAACGATAATGGCAAGGATATAAATTGTAATACACCAGAAAGTATCTCTTTATTTCTCTTAGATGCTTCAATTTGAGCTAGTGCAGTCTTCTCGTTGTTTATTAGTTGCTGTTTAGTTGCCTTAATTACTTCATCTGTTTGAGCAATCTTAATATTAAGAATATCTCTTTCAGATTTACCTTGTAGTTTCAGTATATTTTCTTGTGAATCTATAGATGTTAACTTTGATTTCTGTATATCTAAGTTAGCTTGTGAATCTGCATTAAGTTTCTTTTGTTCTTCACTTACACCACTTACAGCAGCTTTAATATCATCCCAATATGCGACAATTAAACCCAAAGCAACTACAAACAAACCTATTCCTGTAGCTGCTAATCCTGTTTTTATTCCTTTCAACGCATTACTAGCAACTGCACCTAATTGCTTGAATGAATCTCTAGCTTCACCAAGTCCTTGTAAACCTTGTGAAACAGCCATTGCAGATTGTACTTTAAGCAAAGTTTCTTGTACTGCTTCACCCTCAACACCTACTAATCCTAATGCACCTTCAAACGCTTGGAATCCATTAAGCACACCACCAATGGAAGAACTTAATGCGTTGAATTTAGCATCAGGATTGAATGCATCTGTTAAGGATTTAGCATCACCTATCGCATCTTTTAATTTAGCAGCATTTTTCGCAGCATTTATTGCTTGGTCTGATGTAGCACCAAATTTAGCAGAAAGCTCATTAACTTCATTTTGAGCCTGTCTTAATTGTGATTTAAGGGATGCCGTGTTAGTCTTTACTTCGAGTTCAATTACTTTCTTTTCTGCCATTGTGCTTTGCTTTCAATAATAACTCTCTTTTGCCTTGTTTGTAGTTTGCGATAAAGGAATCCGATAATAGATATTTGCCCTTTGCTATGTCTATGTTTTCACTTATACCATAGAAGTTATCTACTCTTAAAAGTGCTATAATTTGTTCTATCATTCTTGAAATAAATTAAATGTATATACGCTTGTTAACCCGTTGAAATTTGTATTCGTTGCTTCGATTGGAACCACTACGCCTGAACCCTCTTCATTAATTATATTGTACCCATCGTCTGTTATGATATTGTCCGTTGTGCTCTCAGTCCATATCGGTGTAGGTGTATTCGTGTTTATTGGTGTGTAAACTTCAACTGTTGTATCTATTAATGTTGTCGCCGGTGTAAATGTAACTCCACTAACAGGACTTGTAAACGTTGTATCAATTGCTCCGTTTGGAACTTTCCAAGGGAATGAAGTAGTGCCACCACCACTTGGAACTATTACTGTTTCAATAACTGAATCGTTAATCATTGGTCTGAAATCATTAATCAAAGCAAGACTTACTTCACCGCTTGTAATGTCAGTTTTAAGGTCGTTGATTATATATCTTTTGTCTCTAATAATTAACCTATCATTCAATCGTAATTTTGTAATCAATGACAAAGGGAAATGTGCCTTAACTCTTACTAATCTAGATTTAGGATTGAATATATTTTGTAAGTAGCTATTGTAATACATTGAATACAGATTATTTTCCAATGGTGGATTAGGATATTGTGTACTCAATTCAGGATGCCAAGTTAATGAATATACAACCCCGTTTATTGTAACGTTATTATTAAAGATATTGAAGTTGTAATATTCAGTTGTAGTACTTCCATCGTTTAAATTCAATACGCCACCTCGATAATAATCGTAATAAAATAATACTGGTTTTGGAATGTATGGTTTAAAATCTGGTGCTTTTGTCAAGCAAAGTCCAACATCAAAATTATCTACATTTAAGTTTGTCATTAATAGATTTTCAAATGGAAGCTCAACTTTGTAATCAGTACCTTCATTTGATAAAATCAATTTTGTTTCTGCATATTCGCGATCCATGATATTATTATCATAAAACTGTCTATTAAGAAAACATTCAGATTTTTGGTATTTGAATTCTATATTTTTAAATACGTTTACTCTCTCAACATCTATAGAATCTATGTCGGTATATTCTGTTATATCAAAAATATTACCACCATTGTACCACATATCCAAAGGCTCCAATGTAAATACATCTACACTCGTAGCATAGCAAGTAGCGTTAAACATTTTAAGAATACCACTGAAGAAATCAGCTACTGTCATGTCTGGAATCTTTGAGCTTATGTCAGTTTTCGAAGTCGTAGTAGTCGCGTTAAATTGAATTGTTTGATTAAAATTATTATATCCAGCATAGCTTAATGTAGCATTTAGCTGTAATGTTAATGGATTTTTACTTCTTATTTTAATCTTATAAAGAGAACCATTATCTGATTCATTAAAGTTTTGGAAATAATTAGGATTAAAAACGCCTTTATTAGTATATGTTTTAATTACAATTCCATTCCTATATAAGTCTATGTAATATTCAACATTCGCATCTGAAACACTAGATACTGATATTGATAGCCTAGGAATAGTATTTGTTAATTTTTGATAAGCTACATTTTGACATGTGAAAGTATTTATAGAAGCATCAAAATAAAACCCAAGTTTAGCGGGGTAACTTATACCAGATAAAGGCGATGTAAATCCTGGTATAGTCAACTGTCCATCAGGAGAAACAATATCAGATGTAATCGCACTCGTTTTTAATGTATATTCTTCCTCGTTTTTTAACCATAAATATAGCTTTTCCCACTTATCATTTGTATCTACAAAAAACTGTGAGTTAAATGTTACATCAAACTTTGCTTGTATTATTTCAAATATCCTAGCTACTTTTAAAGCTGGAAATAATTCACTATACACAATAGCTCCCGCAGTTGTTTTTATATCCGTACTTGTTCCGTCGTTATATGTCCAATATCTTTTTGAACTTATTAAGGGGAACATAAGATTTTGAACGCTATTTG